ATAAATCAGAGGCTAACTCTCCTGCTATCTTTTGACAGAAATCCCTTACCCACTTTTGAGTCGTTAAGTCTTTTATGATTTCCGCCTTTCTGATACATCAAAGTTAACCCCTATTTTTGAACAAGTTTTCAATAGTTTTTAAACATTAGTCAACATTGCAGAAGCATTCAAATGATGGATCATCATCCCATAAACCTAATTGACTTTGAGATTTATCTTTAATCTGTTGGTATGTGATTTCTTTTTTCCATTGTCTACCTACTGATTCTTTTTCTATCCACCAATCAAATAGTTCAGGCTTTTCTTTTGCTATTATTGCAAGTTTGCCTTTGCCCTTTAAAAAGCAGCAGTCACAATTTCCGTAAGGTTCGTTTACCATCAAATCGAAGTCTTGTTGTTTCCACCATTGTAAAACATCTTTCTTAGTTACTTTCCATTTTACCAAAGGAAGTTCTACATCATAGTCGCTATCTTTTGCCTTCTGCCATCGTTTAGGTTCATCATAACGAATTCCATTGAATGAAGTATAATCAGTCACTCCTATGCTTTTAAGATATCTTTTAAGAGTCATTATCTTTAGTTCCTGTGTGCAATACCTAAACTGCATATTAGGAATAGCTGACGGTCTTTGCTCAAGTAGTTGGTCATATGGTTCACCATTACGAGAAGCATTTTCATAAGTCACTACTTCAAATGTTGCAGGTTTCCTATATTCAAGCCAAACTATTCCTAAGTTCCAACGCTTGTCACATTCATTCACGAAATCTAAAGTTTGAGAAACTTCTTTACCTGTGTTTTGAAAAGTAACTAAGTATTCACCACCTTCATCAATTAGGCGTTTGGTCATATATGCGGATGTTCTGCCTCCGCTAAAATTAATGATTTGCATAAATTGTTCTTGTCGTAAGTGATTCGTCAACTGAAACTAACTCCCATCCTAACTTTGTGTACTTTCTCCAATAGTAAATAACTTCTTCTTCGTCATTTAGACAGATATGGAGATATTCTCGTGACCTCCGTAAGGTAATCGTCAGGAATCGCATTTAGTCTTGATTTAATTCTGTTATGCATTGCCGTTTCAAACTTCATGTTAATGTCTAAATAGTCGCCTATCATATCTCTGCCGTGAATGACTGTTGAGTGGTCACGGTTTAAATATAGACCGATTTTCTTTAGTGACTGATTTAGTTCGTTGTATGCAAAATAACAAAACATGGCTCTTGCAATTACATACTCACGTTTGCGAGAACGAGAGAAAAAGTCTTTAGGTATCACGTTAGATTCCTGGCAAACTATCCTTAGTAGCTCATCAAAGTTCTTGTCTACCTTTTTTGTTTTCTGCTCAGGCTTTAAGATCATTTGTCTTAACTCCTGGATTTCTCTTTTAGCACTTTCAAGTTTGTTCTCGTAGGTTGTTTTTAAACGAGTGTGTGCTGCTTTTAATTTGATGTATTCGTATTCGTAGTTCATAGTTAAAATAATTGTAGTTGTGATTTAGTAATGTTAAGTCTTTTCTCTGCATATTTACACTGTTCTTCTGATATTTCGCTGCCTATATAATTTCTATTTTCAATTATACAAGCGTTAGCCGTTGTTCCAGTCCCCATAAAGCTATCATAAATTAAATCATTTTCCTTAGTGTACATTAGTAGTAATTTTCGTATTAATTCAGTTGAAAATGTTGCTTTGTTTAAATCATTGCTGACATCATTATTTGAAGCTTCAATATAATTATAAAAAACTTCATAAAAATCTTGTCCTTTCCTTGATGTGTTAATTATTTTTTTATTTGTGTTAAATGATAAAAATTCATTTTTTCTAACAAATACAAATATAAATTCGCAAATTCTGGTCAATTTATTTTTACTTGTTGTATTAGGTAAAGCATTTGCTTTCTTCCAAGTTATACAATCTGCAACAGTAAAATCAGTTCTTTTTATTATATCTGAAATTAACAACCACATTGTTTCTGGGTTCTCATTACCATAAGATATATTATATAGAATCACTCCATCATTTTTTAATATGTTATTATAGCCATTAAATAAATTAACAGTCCAATCAATATATTCTTCATTTGTTTTGGAATCTAAATATTTATCATATCTTTTGTCTTGCTTATAAACACGGACACCATTAACTATTTTATTGCTCCAATATTCTATTCTTGATCCAGTATTATAAGGTGGAGATGTAATAACAGAATCAACCTTAAAATCTAAATTTTTCATAGTTATCAAAGCGTCTTCGTTGTAAATAGTATTTATTTTCATAGTATTTCTTTGTATCTTGTGTATTTGCCTTCAAAAGTCATCGGAACTGCTACGCATTGTCCGTGTCTATTCTTGCCTATTATTAACTCTGCATCTAATTCTATCTCTGGCTTTTCATGTGCGTAGTAAGCAGGTCTAAAAGGAAATAAAACGATGTCCGAATCTTGCTCTATCTGACCGCTCTCTCTTAAGTCTGAAAGCATTGGTCTTTTATCTGCTCTCTTTTCAGTCTCTCTAGAAAGCTGTGCAAGAGCAACTAAAGTGATACCTAACTCTTTTGCCAATAGTTTAAGGGTTCTACTTATATGTGCAATCTCCTGCTCTCTTATTTTCTGATGCGATTTAATTAACTGCATATAGTCAATGAAAACGATGTCAAGACCATACTTTGCTTTGTGCAGTTTAATCTTTGCTACAATGTCGTTTATATCGCTATTGCTACCATCGTCAAGAAAGAAGTCCATATTCATTCCGTAAAGCCTATCGGTGATTTCTTTTAGATCCGTTTCAGTTACTCTCGCACTTCTGATTTTATAGTTTTCTACATTAGCAATAAATGAAAGGTATCTTTTTGCAAGTTCCTCTTTTGACATTTCAAGAGAAATAAATAAAGCCTTTGCATGACGACAGCAGTCAATAGCAAGAGATAAAGCTATGGCAGTTTTACCGCTTCCAGGTCTACCTGCTATTACAACCATATTACCTTTATTCCAACCTCCCAAGTACTTATCCAAGTACTTCCACCCAGTAGAGATACCTGTCATATTAGTTCCTCTTTTAACAGCATCGTATAAAGTGTCAATGACGTTACCAGCTACTGAAGAAATAACGGTTGCCTTGCTTCCTACGTTGACGCTGTTTTCAGTTACCATCAAATTAATCTCTGATATTATCTCATTAAGGTCTTTTGAGAAATCAAAATGAGCCATCTTACTTTGTATGTTGTTTTTCTTGTAAGTAATCTCAAGCTGAAGAATCTCTTTCTCTAAATGGATGTTAGTAGTAACTACGTTCTGCATTGTAGCAATCTCTCGTATATGCTCACGATGTCTTAAGCCTATTGTAGAAAGTGATACAGGTTGATTTGTCATGTAAAACTCTTGCATAGTAATTACTACGTCTTTTCTGAATGAAGTAAACCAATTAGGATTCAGTTTCATTATAAAGTTATGTGCATCAGGATACAAAAACATTTGTCCTAATATGCTGTTTTCTATTTCAATCATCTAAATTTGCTCTTTTAATTGTTGTACTTTTCAAAGGTAATTCATTTCTACTTAACCAGTTCCTTGCCGCTGCTCTCCAATCTTTCATTTTGTTTTTACCTACCATCCAACCTTTAGAAGAATAAAAGTCGTGAAACCTTTGTGCATCTAAATTTGGAAACTCATTTTTTAACTCTTCAAGTGTCGGTACTATAAATGTTTGTTTTACATTGTTTGTTTTATATTGTTTTGATTGGTTCAAACTGACCTCCTCGATTGGTTCAAATTGACCTAATCGATTGGTCAAAGTATACCAGTTAGTTTTGTTCATTGGATTCTTATCTAATTGCATTACTTCTATTATTTTATCTTCTCTTAATTTTTGTAATGCTCTTTTAATTGTTGATTCACTCATAAACGGATAAGTTCTTTGCCATTCAGCTACTGAATTGTACATCCAGACTCTACCAAAATGATTGTGTGTTTCTTTATAACGGTTTAAGGCTAACCCTAATTGAATACCTTGAATAAGTATAGCTGCTTCTATTCCGTACTCTTCAGCGTACTCTGTTTTAAATGATATCGTTTCAACTTTCATTAAATAAAAAAACCCGAATAAGTATGTAGTGATCAGCCTACATACCTAAACGGGTAATATCGTTTTTCAAACTGAACCGCCTGATCTCGGTTGTTGTTTTCTATGTTAAAATAAAGAGGGCAGCAGGTGTGTTACTACCCCCTTTGATTTGGTGGTATGCAAATATACTAAAAGTATTTGAATTAATTATTTTTTTCTTCAAGTTGAATAAATCCGCTGTGCTTATTTGTGCCAAGTTCCTTGAGGAATTGAACTTCTACTTTAGCAGAGTTAATGATTACTTGACTCACATCGCAAATAGCTTTAGCGGTTTCAAGGTCAATTTCTTTGTCTTTTAGCATCTCAATAGTCTCAAAGAGATGGTTTCTTAAATCGGTGATTTTGTTTTTCGGCATAGTCTTGCTTTTATATTTTTCTTTAATCTTCTTAATTGCATTGCTGCTTCTCTTACGTCAGGTGGTAATTTGTTGTGAGGCTCTTGACCAGGTTTAAATCGAGTTTCTTTTCCTCCCCAATTTTCTCCCATCTTCATTCCTTTATTCCAACTTGATCTACCTTTTTGCCATCCGCTCATAGTACCTGATTGATGAAGCATAAATAGTTTCCATTTCTTTTCCTTTTTAATACCTAATTGAGATGCCTTTGTTCCTAATCCTGATGGTGTACATCCAAGCATCTCGCATAGGTCATCTCTGTGCATAGTAGGAAAGTATATCTTAAGTAGTTCAACCTTTTCTTGAGTCCACCGCATAACCTAAATCAGCTTTGACCTTTTCTTGTTGGTTGTGTCTTTCCTGGTATTTAATACCTCTTAAATGTGGATACTTCATTTGGAGTAAACGTCTGATTCTCGTGATGCTTTGAGCATTGCATAGATGACCGTTTTTAATTAAATCTAAAAACATTTGTACGCTTTCAGGTCTCATTCCATTATCGTTCATCTCCATTGCCCAGTAGTCACCAATTAAGATGTTATCATTATCTCTTGCGTGTGGGTTGTTCAGCAAACAAGCCGTAACTCTGCGTTCAATCAGTTGATTCATTGTCAAAAAAGTTATTTACTATTTCGGTTGCTTTCTTAAATCCTTCATTGTAGCCATCTAAATAAGCCTGTTCTTTCTCAAGCTTAAATAATTCTCTGGCTTTAGCAATTTCTTTTTCCCATTGTCTGTGATGACCTGAAAATATTTGCTCGATTAGATATTCTAAACTGCTCATTTTTTTAGTTCCTTTCTGATACGTCTCATTGAACGGTTAAAAACTTCAGCTTGATGTCTGCTAATCTTAACAGGCTTTTCAACTATTCTTTTAATATTACAAAATTATTTTAAGATTTTTGTTAAAAGTTCTGATGCAGCCTCTAACTTCTCATCTATCTCTTCCTTCACTAAATGCAATTCTATCTCTGCTACATGGATATCTTTGCCAATGGGCATTCGTGGATCGTAGGAAACAAAGTAACCTTTCTCAAGTCTACTCGCTATCATGCCAAGTTGCATTTGCCAATAGTACTCTGGGTGAATCTCCTTTAAACTATCAGCATCGTAGATTTCAAAGTTCTTTAAGTGAATAGCGGAGTTATACGGGCATTTTATTTCAAGTATGGCATCTTTGCTCAAGCCGTCAGGAGAATAGCCGCTAAAGTCTCCGTATGGAATAAAAACGTATGTTTCTCCACCATAGTATGTAAACTCTTCAAATGTGATACGTGAGAATTTACTAAATGCGTGTGACTCGTGTTCTATGCCCCAATCGAGAGCCTGACCGAAGATTTGTTTCTTCTGCCTGGTAAGAATCTCTGCTGCTTTCTCATATACGAAAGTCTCTGCTGTTTTAGAGAGAGAGTTCCCATTTCGAGAACTCCCCATTAGTTTATGGATTTCCGAGGCTGTGAAGCGAGATAATCTCGCCTCTTGCCATCTTTCTGCTGAT